CTACTCAACAATTCCAACCAATTTGTCGTAAAAATCACCTTCAACAGTAAGGTGCTCACCTTTCAGTGCAAGTTGCTCATCACCTTTAGTTGAACTCAGGAGAAGGTTGTAATTAAGCATAAGCTTTTTAGCTTCCTTGTCGTTCTTACTGACTTGTACAACAAAGATGGACTTTTGCTTGTTTGAGATGACGAAATGTTTGCCGTTCATGTTGGCTTCAACATTAAGGTCTGGATTGTCTCGCATCTTGTTGGAAAGTTTTTCACCGTTTAACAATGCAGATAGAGATTTGGAGTTGAAGGTGTATTGAATACAGTTCTGCTGATCTTCCGTGCAGTTATAAATGGTAGCTGCTGGATGATTATTACTAGTGAAACCGTCACCAACCAATATCACTTTCATGTCGTCTTGAGCGTAACTAAAAGTCGAGCACAACCCAATAAGTAAGCCAACTACGTATTTCATTCTCTTTCCCTAGCCCATTTCTATTATCAATCTTTCTTCAAAGTCACCGCAACACGACCAATCACTTTGATGTCTTCTTCTGCCACTTCAACAGTGCTATCACCAAACACTACAGCGAGTTTGTTTGGTAGACGCTGGATGTGGTTGATAGACATTCGTCCGTTAATCTCAATCAAATAACTGCCGCTAACGGCATCGTTTTGTTTTTTATCGACGATGTAGCGGCCATCATTCGTTTCTATTTCTATTGCGTTGTTTCTATCGATGTTCCAACTGTTGAAAATGCGAGACGCATACGGGATGTTCCCTGTTTCAAGTAATTGGCCATTCGTTAGACAGAAGCTGTTCAAAACGACAGTTTGAGTTTGAGCCCCTTCTTCTTCAGAACGCATCGCATTGTATAAAGCCCCGGCTAATGTAGGCGTAAATTCCATTCCACTGAATTCACTTTTTCGGTCTTCGGGTTTCAGAGCTAGTTCTTCTACTGGTATACCCAGAGCCAGGTGTAGTCGAACAATCAGCTCATGTGATGTTCTTTCATGAGTATTCCAAGCACTAAAAGTTGTCTTTGGTACGTCAAAGCGTTCTGACATTTCTAAAAGTGTCTTGCATCCAGTAACTTCTTTAAGCTTTTCTGTGAAAGCTTCTCCTTTGAGATAATCAAAGGGAAGAATCTTGTCCATAAAATCGGTCTCGACCATTTTTTTGTGATAATTGACCGCATTTGTGTATTTACAGTACGAAAAAATGGATCAATAATCCTTGTGTGTTCAATTTTGCGCCTAGATAACCACAAATAAGCGCCAATTCATAAGGATACCACCATGGCAAGCATACAAATAGCCATAGATACACCCTATGTGACTAAACGTGAATTTCTTCGAAGAACAGGTATGACGTCGTCTACCTTCGACAACCTGCGCAATGCAGGCCGAATCCCCGTAATGGATAAGCCTTCAGCCAAATCAACCGTATTGGTGAACCTGTATAAATGGGCCGAACAAGCCGCGATGCAGCAGGTGTAACCATGCGTTTTCCCTCACTGATTCCAACCAAATCTTACTGCCCACTCTGGCTTCATGTGTTCGCCTGGGCAGTCATTTGCATTCCAACGTTGCTATAAGGATTGTCAAACATGGACGCGAACATCGCCATGTGCAGTTTACGTAGTGCCAAACAAAACGCGTTTGACGAAGCGTGCTGTGCATTTGCAACCAACCACAACATGGCTTCACTGGCCAGAAAGATGGATATGGGCGAAACCATGCTGCGTAACAAGCTCAATCCCGAGCAGCCGCACAAGCTTTATGCCATCGAACTGGCGTGGTTGTGTCATCACTCTGGCGACTACTCCATTCACAACGTTCTTTATAGCGACTTGGGCACCGTAACCGTGGCGCTGCCACCGGAATCAGAACAGAAAAGCTTCATTGAGCGCACGTTAATGAACAACGCGCTCAGCGGCGAGCTCTCTGGCGATGCAATGCAAATGTGCACCGCAGAGCGCCTGCCGCGCTCCACCAAAAACAGAACATTGGCGAAAGCGCATGCTGCGCTCGGCAACCTCGTTCTGATGATTTCCGATTTAGAAAACCGCACTACAGGCGTGACCCCTATGTTGTCGATGGGGATGGATTTTCTCGTCAACGGTGCGCCCATCCCGGGTTTAGCTTAGGAGAATTTGTTATGTCAGTTGCTCACCAAACTATGGTCGAACCTTGCCACAAACCGTGTCCAGACTTGGGCTGTTACAGCTTAAACGCCGCGCAAAAAGCCAGAGGGTTAGAGAACCTGCAGAACGTTCGCCATTCACTCAAAGAAAGGCAGCTTGAGCCGTTGCGCGCTAAGCGCCAAGAACTGGTTGCAAAAGCCAATCACGAAGATACCCGCCAACTAGAGCGCGCGCGTATCGCCGAAGCAATCCAACGAATCGACAGACAAGCGCAACGCATTCAAGAGCGCTGGTCTTAACCCTTTTTTTACCTAGCCAACCTTTGCCCTCTCGATTTCTTCGGATTGAGGGAGGGATTTTTTTCGTCTCAGCGTAGGAGCAAAGATGATGAAAGACCCAGTAACCAAAGAGGCGTTTGAACGCGCCATTCTTGCCACCATCACCAGCCTGTATGCACTCGCTATCGATAGCGCCGATGTGATGAGTGTGCGTATCGAATATTCCTCAAGCATGAAGATGCTGAACGTCATCATCTTCTCCGCAACCACAACAGACCATGCCCACAACATTGTGCTGCTGGACGACAAGCAAGCACTCAAAGACCTGTTGGCCATCGAGGATGACTTGATTGAACGAATCGCCGCGCGCCGCGATGAGTTGGAGAAGGAGAAAGTTTGATGCAATACGCCGCAGTAATGCTTTGTGCCGATGGTGGAGTGATCCGCCACGAACAAACTCAGGAAGTCGCCAACATTCTGATTGGCGATTTCGATTCGATGCAAGAAGCCATGAACCAAGCCTGCCGCGATCTCGATTGCAGTGTGATGCATCCCCGCGAAAAGGGAATCATCAGCAAAGGACGCGGAAAGGGCGGTTATCTGTTGGTGACTACGCAAGAGTTGGAGGCGGTATGAGATACGCAAACAAGGCATCCAAACTGATAACGAAAGGGAAAGCCGCAGAATTCGTAGCCGTTGAGGTAACGAAGTGACTTCTACCTACGCAACCAAGAAAAACAGACGCGCTCACCAGAAGGTATTGACCCAAAGTGAGCGCCTGATTTCTTGGTACCAAACATTTGAAAAGAGTGAGCTGCTTGCGCTTGAGGCCAGCGAGTACGAGCAAGAACGAGCGCACCAGCTATTTCTTGAGTGGTCACGCAACAAAGATAAAGCAGCTCAGCCGGTTCAATTTATTCAGCTCACTCTCATTGAAAAAGAACCAGACAATCTCACTGTTATCGAGCGTAAGCTCTATAACGCGAACAAGCTCGATTTCGAGTGGTACCGCACCTATTTTGCCGACCTTCCATCCTACCTGACCAAGTACTTTGCCAACCGTTATTTGGCGATCCTGAAGAAAAGCGGCAACCGCGCCGCGAACATCTTCCTTCGTGAAAAAATGCACCCGGCACAAGCTCGGGTCCGCATGGTGATGGACCAATACAAACACTTGCCCACCACCCACAAGATGGCTTCGCTCAGCACGGAATACGATGCTGAGCAAAGCGATTTTCAACCAACTGAAATCAAACAGCTTGGCTTCGACTTTGAACAAATCGAGAAGAATGCCAAGCCAGCTAAAAACCGCATTCTGGCAGAGCTGGAACGTGACGAAATTAAAGAGATGGCGTTCAAGCTGTCGTGCATCTTAAACAAAAAATTCCAGATCCTAAGTGCACAGCACAAACAGGAAACCGACGAAGAAGTTGAGCAAGCGATGGTCATTGTTTATGAATCGCTTGCAGCGTTCTTATCCTCTTTCGGTATTACGCCACCACGAAAATACAAAAAACAAACGTGGCTTTCTGCGGCTACGGATATGTCGAAAATTAAGAGTGACGGTTGGTTGTTCGATCGGCTAACGCGTATTCGCAAAAATATGCGCGAACATTTGGCTATTGCAATGGGCCAGGTGTCTGCACGTGCTTCGGCGTACTGTTCGTGGGATTGCCTTCGAGAGCACAAAGAGCAAAAAGAGAAGAACTGGGAATTCATCAAGAACGGCATGCTGTTTGAGCAAGATACAGGCGAGGAAGCCGATCTGATGAACATGGTTCTGAAGAGTATTTCCAACCCGGCGATTCTGCGCCATGAACTGATGGCACGTTGCCGCGGCTATGAGGACATCGGCAGCTTGCTGAACTTGCAAGGCATGTTCCTTACATTGACCGCGCCAGGTAAGTACCACAACAGCTATCAAAGCGGTGGTTTTATCCCGCACTGGAACGGCGCAAGCCCAAAGCAAACGCAAGGTTACTTGAATAACGTATGGCAACGCATTCGCGCAAAGCTCGATAGAGAAGGGATCCGTTGGTTTGGCCTACGAGTCGCCGAACCACATCACGACGGTACGCCGCACTGGCATTTGTTGCTTTGGGTTCGGCCGCAAGATGCACTGGCGGTGTCTGACATCTTCATTCGCTATGCTGTGCGTGAAGATGCCATGGAGCTGTTCAAAAAAGCGGACCTTTACTATCCGGTTGCGTATCAGGCGCCGCAATACTGCGCACCAACAGTAGCACCGAAAAACGGCTTCAAGGTACCTCACAAGATATACGCGAAGGATTTCCCGTGCCAAGTGGCCGACTTGCGCCCAAAAGTGGAGATCCCTGATTTGGTCAGAGCGGCCACGATGCAAAGTAAGGTGACGCTACTCAATATTGACTACAAAGCGCGATGCGATGTGAAGTTCATCGACCCAAAGCAAGGTACCGCGACGGGCTACATCGCCAAGTACATCGCTAAGAATATCGATGGCTACGCAATGGATGACTTGGTTTCAGATGAAACAGGCAAGTCAGTCAAAGATATGGCAAAGAATGTCACTGCATGGAAATCTCGCCACTGCATCCGTCAATTTCAGTTCTTTGGGGGCGCACCGGTGACGACCTACCGCGAACTGCGCCGCTACGCCAACTTAGATAAAGCCAGCTTTATGGACTACCTCACCCAATTGAGCCGTAGCGAGATGCTGGACATCTACCTCGAGATGGAACGCAAACCGAACAAGAAGTTTGTCGGCCCTGCGATTCCTGATCACCTGCTTAAAGATGCCAAACGTTTTGATGCCAAACGCCTGTTCATCATGTTGGGCGAAAACTATCAGCCAACGATGGACAACAAAAGCGAAAGTGCAGTAGCCGCAATGGAAGCCGCAGACAAAGGCGACTTTAAAGGTTACGTCATGGGGCAGGGTGGCCCATTTGTCGCGCGTGAAAATCTAGCGATTAAAAACGTGTATCAGGAGCTGCCATTTGCATCTCCACACGGTGAAACCGTTCGAAAACTGGAAGGCTTCGACGCATCAGGCGTGAAAGTGAAAACGCGCACTAAGAATTGGAGCATCACCAAAAAACCAACCACTAAGGCACGCCAAGAGAAAGAGTTCGAAGTTATTAAAGCAACAGCGAACCCAAGCTCTTGGAAGATTCGCCGCAAACGCACATCTGTGAATGAGTCAGAAGAAGTTGAAGCGTCCACCCAAGGGAGCGCAGCGACCGTCATGGGCGGCGTTGCCGCCTCTCGGAGTTCTGTCAATAACTGTACGCACCCACCGGGTGAACAGGGTACCAGTGATAACGAAAGGCCATTAGATCCGTTAGTGGAATACGAGATAAGTAGGTTGATATCTGACCATTATTTCACTGAAAGCATCCGGCAGAGACTCATGAAGGGTCAGTGGGTAAGGGTGACAGAAGAGAAAAGCGTCAAGTTGCACCTTGGCGATGGCGAGCGACGCCCAGACCAAATCGTCTACCGCCACAACATCAAGCCCGATTTGAGTTGGCTAGGGGAAACCGAGCCAGAAATTGAGCCGTTAACAGAAGAGAACTACCAACAACCCAATCTTTCACATTTTGAGTATGTGGAAGGCTGGCCAGTGGTATGAAAAGTGTGTGCAAAGCTTAACTAATTACGTAATTAGTTAAGCTTTGACGAGCAGATGTAGTCGTAGTGCCACTATTCGGTAGTAGCCAGCTGGGAATTGTGATTGATTGGCAAATTAATACGACCTATTAATTTGCTAATCAATACGCTGGTCGAGGTTAGAACTATACTTGATGCTCGAATAATAAGTATTCGGGTAGGTGTTGTCTGAGAGCTTTTGTTTCTTCTTGGCGATTTCTTTTTTCTTAAATTTGATGTAGGTATCTACGTCGAAGAATGAAAATGACTCAATTTCACTAGTTGGAACAATTATTCGAAAGCTCTCTTTGGTTAGCTGAGTGTGCTTACCTTCTTCAATGCCTTCTTCAACGTAATGTATTTGATAGTTGTTTGTAATTTCAACGGACAAGTCGTCTTTGTCTCGATGACCACTTAGCAATGGGATGATGGCAATGTGCTCATTTTTGCTGTTTATTAACTCATCACCAAGGCAAATGCCAATGTAGATCTTTCTAGAGCCTAGAGTTATCGCGATCGGTGTTTGTGTGTAAGATGCTTCTAACAGGAAACGCTCAAAGTGATTGTCATGAACCAACTTAAGGATTTTTTCATCCCTCAACTTGGGATTTTTGGAATAACGAATCTGGCTCAATAATCCAAAGATGAGAGACAACAATAGTGTAAGAAGAGACCAAGCGATCGCTTTTGAAACGTAGGGCTCGATAGACAGACGAGAAATATCAAGCCCTAACTTATTGGAGGCGACATCGTAGTAGTCAAGTATTGCTATTATAGGCATCGCTATTAAAGCAAAGGCGATGCCTTGAGCCGCGACGAAAAAGTAAGAGTGCCAGCCGTCAGTTCGTGTAAGCCGATAATGAGATGATATGTGGAAGTAAGAAAAAAGGTAGCCTGAGACTAAGACTACTGCTACAAACAACACACCCATCTAGAGCGCGTGTCTATCTAATGTTTCAAGCTCTTTAAGCTTTTGTATGTGCTTATCGATCTCATTTTTTACGTCTTCGTTTTCAAGATTTACACGCACTACGCCGCTTCGGCTAATTGTAACTCGGTCATGATTTTGGCGCATAATTGTAAGAAGACGATCCTCTTTACTATCGTCATTTTCACATTTGAAAAAGAAATTCCAAAAATCGCTCATAACCCCTCTTTACAGCAATGGCTGCCTTAAGTTCTTAGTAGTAGTGATACATGTGGTACCACTAAGACAGGGTAAATATAGCACAACTTTTATTCGCGGCTCAAAACGTTTTATACCCAAATACCCGCACATGTCCGCATATATCCGCTTTTGTCAGTTACCATCAGATTGACTACCGCTTCGCTTTTAGTATAGATTCACAGCCTAGTACCAGCAAAATCTGGTACCGGGATTAGTACCCCGCTTTGATTTCTCTCGGCACATAAGTGCCAGCCGTTGTTGCTGGTTTTTTTATGTGCGGCTTCGGCACACCTATACATAGTCGTTTCGAACAGAAACCGTACTATCTGCATTATGGTGGGCTGGGCAGGGGCGCTTCGGCGCGCCGTGTTCCGAGAGAGCGGTAGTACTAACCTTGTCCAGTTCACCACCCATTGATTAGTACCTTTGAGTGGTGAGTAACTAAAACTTACTCTCTCGGAGGTCATCATGACTTCAACTCTTACTTTCCAAAACACGCATTTCAATGTTGTCGAAAACAGCAACCAAATTTGGCTGGCGGCAGCAGATATTGCCAAAGCCTTGGGCTATGCGAATTCAAACTCTATTAGTCGAATTTATAGACGAAACTCAGATGAGTTTTCGAGTGGAATGACTGAGGAGGTCAAATTGGCTCTCTCAGGAAACTACCAGAAAACAGTGCGAATATTCTCACTGCGCGGTGCCCACCTGATTGCGATGTTCGCCAGAACGTCGATTGCCAAACAGTTCAGAAAGTGGGTGCTCGACATTCTCGATCAGGAAACCAAAACACAAACCCTCATCCCCATAACCAATCCTGCTCGCATTCCAAAAGCCAACTGGCCAATCACTTACCGTACCGACTGGAAACCTGCCTGCATTACCTTATTCGGCAAAACCGCGCACTACATTTGCTTCGACCTGCAACCAAAACCATTTAGCTGTGAGTTCAGTGCAAAACACACTCCGCAGATTTATCAGGCAACGTTCCACTTTGCCGATCAGCACAAACGACCAATCAAACTGCATCAAGGGAATCAACCCGCGATAGGTGATGTGGGATATTTCGAATCAACCCACATTGATGACTTATGGGTGCAGGTGATCGGCTTCGCTGCACGGTGTAATAGCTGTTGTGCATTGCTGTGAACAAAGTCGCGATTAGCAATATCCAAAAAAACCACTGTAGAAACCTGTATAAATATACAGTATATTGCCTGTGTAGTTGGTAAGGATGTTGATATGTCAGACAAAAAAGAACGTTTCCAGCAGGCTCTGGAGCTGATTATCGATGGGTTGTCATTGAGTGAAACAGGGGCGGGGCGTGTTCAGGCTGGGCGTTACATTCTGACGTTGTTGGTTGCAGACAATCCCGGTTTACTGGATGCAGAAAAAATAAAGGCCATCCAATCAATCATTGCGATGGCCGATGAACAGGAAAGTCCTGCGTTTCGCTTATAGCATGTTGAGCTGGTGTTTGAGCTGTTGCCGCTGTTCTGGCGGCAAAGCTTTCACCAGGTTAAATGCGAGCTGGCTGGTCGTTTTGGCCGAAGGGCTCAATGTGTGGCTATAAGAAAGGCTCATCACAAACGTGTGGCCGCATTCTGGGTCACTGCAAGCGCAGTACAGATCAGAAACACTGTTGGTTAAACGGTTCGATTTCTGTATGCGGGATTTCTCCCCACATTCCGGGCACAACACTCTCATAGAAAACACCTAGCTTATTGACTGACAAAGTAATCATACGTCAAATGGCTGTGTTTTTGTACAGTTCGATAAAATCAAAGGCAATAAACAATGGACATGGCAACACCCGAACAAATAGCGGAACTGCGATTTATGATATCGCCATTTAATTCGAGCATCGCCGCCGTGAGCTTGGAGCGAATAGAGCAAACCTACGATCTGTTTTTCGGTCAAGATAGAGGTATTGTGCATCCAAGGCTTATTTTTGAGTACCTCACAGAGAATAAGCCGATGCCGAAAGCAGGCTACGAATCAGTGAAAAAACTATTGTCCGTCAGCTAAGTCCAAATCAAATGTCATATGTAGGTGTTTCGGAATCTCTGGGTCGCTGTTAATGGCATCCGCAAAACGCTTACACACCGGAATCACTTCGTAGCGATCGTACACTTTGCTCACTTTCTCTGGGTCGGGTGTGTTCGCTCCGGTTTGCGGAATAATGCCTCCCATCCCGGCCGGGAATCGGTGACCAACGAAGATGTCTTGAGCGGTAATATTTTTGATGCGCTCAAACTCATCTTTGGTGGCAATGTCGCCCACTGGAATCAACTGAATACCTTTCTCTTTCCCGTTCGGAATGTTCACAAACATACTGCGAAAGTTACCAATGCCCTTTGAACTGGCGATCTTCTGCTTCAGTGCTTCTTCATCGTCGTCACTCAGGTTTGGGTCGGTCGCGTAGAAGATAAAGCCCATGTGCGCGCCGTTCAGGTAGTAGCGGCGGCGGAAAAGTGTGGCATCGCGGTTCAGTAAGCTGCTTTGAATACTGCCCAGATAATCGGGCAGGCCGTAAACTTGCTGCTGCGGGTCGTACTGGGGAACAAAAATCACATCGTTCTTTTTGAAGGTCTTTTGTTTGTAGTCCGGCAGCAATTGCGCGAAGTCACCGTTTTTACGCTTACGAATGTGAACCATCGGCAGCGGCTCAAGGGCGATCACTTGTTTCAGGTAATTGCGAATCTTCACAAATGCGCCCATCCCAAGGCCAAAGTAATCCCATGCAAAGTTGTTCATTTTGAACATGGGCAGATTACCGCCTTGAATGAAGCGGCCAGCCACATAGTTGGCGCGGGCTTTAAGCAGCGAGCCGTGATACCCGTTAGCGTTAGCAATGTCCGCCAAGCCTTTCAGTGAAATAGGAGGCTCCCAATAGTCGTCGGCATCGTTGTACACCAGTTCACAATAGCGGGTCATCCAGCTATTGGTGTCTACCGGCTCTGGATTCTGGTCGAAGCTGTAGACGGATTTGCTATCGCGCTCTGAGGCTTCGGTTTGTACGAGGTGTTCTGTCATGCGGCTAAATTCCCTTGCTCGCCGGAGAATGCCCAGCGGGATTTGCGTTTAGTGGTGTGATCAAGTGGCTCATTAATCAGCGCATGCGAAAGCGCCCAAAAATCATCGGCGTGCCCAACCACTTCGCTGCGGTCGGCCTTGAACGTCATCATGTTGCCGCTGTTGGTCGAGACACGCTTAATGGCCATGAATGACATGGCGGTTTCCTTCATGCCCGCATCAAACTGCAGGCGATTACCGTCTATCACGTCAATCATCTTCATCACCAGGCGGTTTTTGTTTTCGTTGGAATAGTGAATCGCGACCGTTTCGCGTGGATGCTTGTTGCTCAGCAAGTCATAAACACCTGCGCCAATGCCGGTGATATCAATGCCAAGGTAAGTCACGTTGAAGCGTTCAAACACTTTGCTGATCTCGCTGGCCTGATGCTGGAAACTTAACCCTCGCCAGGTATGCTTTTCCAAAATCCGGAACTTTTCAGCCGCCACAATTGGCGGGGCAACCACCATCAACACAGCATTATCCCGTGTTCGTGACGGGTCGTATCCCAGCCAGACTTCGCGGTTACCAAAGGGCCTTTTGGCGCTGGCTTTGAAATCCTGCCAGATACCCGCATCGACCATGCATTTCTGAACTTTGTTGAATTCGAATATTGAGCTGGCGCCGTCAACGAAAATACACATGAACAGGTTGTTGAAGTCGTGTTCACTGTATTCTTCGCGCAGTTCATCGATGTCGAACAGGTTACAACCGCCTTTCGCGGCATCCTCAATCGTGACCACATAACGCCACTGGCGATCGGGACAGAGTCGGCCCCCATCGCGCAGTTCGTCAAAGGTCGGGAACTCGATGTTCTTACGCGTCGACTTATCGCCGCGCCATTTGTCACCGGTCCAGAACGGATAGGCGGCATGCATCTTCGATGATGGCGTGGAGAAATACGTTTTGCGCCATTTCTTATGCGTTGCCATGGCCGAAGCCACTTTGTTCAACTCATCGAATTTACCGATCCAGAAATATTCATCGACGTACACGTGGCCGTGATAACTCTGCGCGGTTTTGCCGTTAGTCGAAAGGAAGTGCAGCTCGGCCCCGTTCGAGAGCGTCATTGGGTTGCCGGAAAGCTCCAACCCCAAGAACTCTTTAGCCAGTGCCACAATATAGCGGCGGAAAACCTCGGCTTGAGCTCGCGAAGCGGATAGGAATATCTGGTTGTCACCCGTGAGAATAGCTTGCTCCAGCGCTTCGCCGGCAAAGTAATAGGTGGCACCAATCTGGCGAGATTTGAGGATGTTTCGAATACGCTGGTGAAGGTTGTCACGCATCACTACCTGGTATTTAAACAGCGAGTCGTGCCAGAGCTTGAAACAATCCTCAGTGATCTCACTGACATCGTTTTTTACCTTCCGCCCGCGCTTCCCGCTTTGCGGTTGTGTTGGTGAGCCAGCATCAGCACTTTGTTTACCAGACGTTGCCTTTTGTTTACCGATTGGGGGCGAAAGTTGACCACCATCATTTGGCTCATTCGGCTTCTCGATGGCGCGGACTTTCTTGAGTTTGACGTGATGAGCGATCAGCCGATCGAGCATATCCAACTGAGGCTTACTTGGGTTTTCAATCTCAAGCAAGGTTTGAATACGGTTTGCGATAGCTTCATCAATCGTTTGTTCACGCAGCATGTCCCGCCAACCGTACTTATCTGCCCAGTGGTAAATAATGCGGTCACTGTTCAGATTCAGTTCGTCGGCGATTTCGCGTGGCGTCCAGGCTTTGAGGTAAAGCGCTCGGGCGGCTTGTCTTATTTCGGGAGCGTATGCCATGCCCGAATCATACGCCGTCAAAACACCCTGATTCGCCTACAAAAATTCCTCAAAATTCCAGTTTTTCTCATATCCGAATTCACCCGAACACAAGTGGCTGAAAGCGTTTTTTTATCGGCGTATGGTTGCCTCAAATCAATACCAAACCGCATTGAAAAGAGTGTTCAACCATGCCGAAAACCAGTGATTGGGTCATCGTCGCTACTGCAGGAACTACCGTTTCTGATGGAAGAGTCATCAGCGAAAGCTGGATTAATGACATGGCAGAGTTGTATGACCCAGAAGAGTACAAAGCTCTGATCTGGCCTGAGCACTATCGAAGTGCATGGGCGGTATTTGAAGGTAACAACTGGGGTGAAGTTGAAGAACTTAAGGCAGGAAAATTCAAAGACAAACTGCGCCTTTTCGCCAAGTTGGCACCGAATCATTATTTGCTGGAAGCCAATAAAGACGGGCAAAAGCTCTTTTCATCAATCGAACCAGAACCGGATTACAAAAAGGAAGGACGTTGTTACTTGCTTGGCCTAGCTGTGACTGACTCTCCTGCATCGTCAGGTACAACGCGCCTTCGATTTTCTCGCGTTCAAGGTCAATTCACCGAATTGGAGTGTAGCGCGTTGGAAGAATGGGATTTAACTCCGTTCTACAACCAGGGCAATGAGTTCTCAAAATTCTTTGCGTTGTGCAAAAGCTTCTTTACTGGTGAACAACCAAATGACACCAACCAACCTCAGCCAGAGGACGAAGAACCCATGAACCAAGAACAGTTCAGCCAAGTGATGGGCGCCATCAAAGACCTTGGCACCAAACAAGGGGAGCTGGAAGAGAAGTTCAACACCTTCTCAGCCAAGCAAACCACCGAAGTCGGTGAAGAAGATACACCGGAAGGTAAACCCTCTGGCGGTCAGGAAACTGGCATCACGGCAGAGCAATATAGTCAGTTAACGGAACAGCTTAAAGGCATTGCCAATAAGCAGACTGAACTGGCTACTCAATTCAACCAGTTGAAACAGGAAGGCCCTGCAGACCAAGGTCCTTCAGATACTGGTGCCAGTGACAAAATGGAGGTGTTTTAATGTTAAACGCCGTATCAACGCAGTATCTACTAGAGTTCTCGCGCTCAGTTGTTGAAGCCGCACAAGCGGAATCTGGTTCTAAGATGTTCAACATCACGCCTCCGATGGAAACCAAACTTCGCCAGGCGATCATGGAGTCGGATGGCTTCCTTGGCATGATTTCCCTGCAGTTGGTTTCTCAAATCAAAGGTCAGGTGATCGATGTCGGCGGTGATGGACTGGCAACGGGTCGCGGTGATGGCAAGCGTTTCTTGGCTGATGTGAATCAGGCAGGCAATACCTACGAACTCACCAAAACAGACTCCGGTGCCAAGATCCTATGGGAACTGATGACTCAGTGGGCAAACTCAGGTTCGAAAGACGAATGGCTGAAGATGATGAAAGCCTCAATTTCTCGCCGTTTTGCGCTGGATATGCTGCGCATTGGTTTCAACGGCACGTCGATTGCGGCAGTCACCGATCCGGTAGCTAATCCGCTGGGTCAGGACGTCAACAAAGGCTGGCTGACCATCGTCAAAGAGAAAAAGCCCGCTCAGGTTTTGGCGGCGGCTGCCCTCGATGCCACTGGCGCAACGGCCGACTCCTACAAGAATCTCGATTCTTTGGTTCAGGACCTGATTAACACGACCATCGCGCCAGAGCACCGCAATGACCCTGATCTGGTTGTGCTGGTTGGTCACGACCTGGTGGCGGCAGAGCAGCATCGTTTGCTGGAGTCGGCCACGGTGCCTACCGAACACAAGGCGGCTCAGTCTCTGGCCAAAACCATCGCTGGCCGTAAGGCGTATACGCCATCGTTCTTCAAAGGCAATCAAATCTGGGTCACAACGCCTAAGAACCTGCAAATCCTCACGCAGGAAGGCACCCAGTGGCGCCGTCAGGTGAACGATGAAGAAGAGCTTTGCTACAAGCAAAACCACATCCGTATGGAAGGTTATGCGGTCGGCAACATGAACAAGTTCGCCGCGATCGAAGCCGTGAATGTCGTTGAGCCAGCAGCAGCTTAAGGGGGTAGACGATGGGCAGTCCGTTAAAACGCCAGCGCGAGCAGATTCTTTCCAAGGTTAGTACACAGGCAGGGGCAGTGGTTGCTGCCTCTGCTGCCACTCTCGACAGTCTGCATTTGCGCCTGATCGAATTTGAGCAAGACAAGCTCAAGCTAAAAGAGTTGGTGCAAATCGCTGAAAAAGTGAATCTCAAGCGCGATGTACTTATCCCCAAATATCAGCCAGTCGTCGAAGCCTATTTGGAAGCGGGTGAAAGCTATCAGAACCCCATCTTCACCGATTTGATTATCTGGCTATTCGATGTAGGCGACTTGGACACCGCGGTGGAGTGGTTGATTAAAGCGATTGAGCTGGACTTGCCAACGCCGGAGAACTTCAAGCGTTCTAGCTGGGCCATCGTCTGTGCTGATTTCGTCTTGGAATGGGCTGAAACGCAGCTAACTCATGGTCGATCGGTTGAGCCGTATTTCTCTCAGGTGTTCGAGAAAATCGACAAAGAATGGAAGTTGCCCGAGCAACTGGAAGCCAAGTGGTACAAGTTCGCGGGTTATGGGCTGCTGTTGAACGAAAGCGGTGATCCTCAACCCAGTCAGGTTGGCAATGTCGAGCGATTAGAGCAAGCCAAAGCCTTGCTGCTTAAAGCCCACAACAAGCACAGCAAGATTGGTGTGAAAACCAAGATTGACCAGATTGATATGCGCATCCGCGCTATTCAGGAAGGCAAGTTGTAACGACTCCTACGCCGCCGCGCCTCGGCTGGCGAGGTTGCCATCACCTGCGTGGTGCATGGTAAACCGTCGACCCAGTGGCTAGAGGCGCATTTATTCAAAGGGTGAGGCATGTTCAACGGAACAGACAACAGCTACCAAAACACAGTGATCACCAATGATGGCTTTTGGCCTGATGTGAACGCCGGTGATTTTGAGCGCCTGCGTGGCACCCCTGCCGCGCAAGATGACGAGCGCATTTCTAATGCGGTGGTGAATGCCATTGTCTCCGTGAATAAGCAGCTCACCAAACTGAAAACCGAGTATCAGGCGCAAGGCCATACCAAGGCGGAAGACCTAGACGTGTTCCCGCAAGTCAGTGGCAAAAACCATGTGGTCATTCAGTACCAGAGCGCGGTTTTCGCTCGTGCCAAGGCCGACCTGTTACCGGACTTTGCGACTGTTCACCAGAAGAAAGAGGGTGATCACCTGGCGGAGCGTTCGGAAGAAACCAAAAACGAATTGCTGGCCGAAAGTGAGCGGATTATCCGCGCCATGCTTGGTAAAGGGCGCGCAACGGTGGAGCTGCTATGAGCTATCGCGTGGGCTACAAGATGCAAGCGCTGCAATCGCACATCGAGCTTTGCCTGGGCAAACAGATAGCGAAGCAACTGGACGTGGAGATGGGCAACATTGAGCTGATCCTTTCGCCACGCAACATGGGCCGGGGGATGGACATCGCCTATCAGCGGTATACCGCCGAGTACCTGATAGACCGCTTGCCGTTCAAGAAATACGACCCGGCAGTCTTGTTTGCCAACGTTGCCGCCTGGTTAATGGATTTTGATGAAGATCGTGAAGAACAACTGGGTGAGCTCAAAGACCCTGACATCGACGTGGTGCTGGAAGATGAGAGCAACGCCGAAGTGCTGATTCAAATCGTCTTTGAAGAGCCCATCAAAATCGTTGAAGACGAAAGCGGCGACATCTACTGGCGAAACAAGCGCTGGAAGATTCAGGAATACGAAATTTGGGTGGCCGAGAGCCTGCGTGATGTGGTGATCCAGAATGCTGAAGATTGAAGCGGATGAACGCAGCTATCTGAGAGCAAAGGAGCAATTGGCACTGCTGGCGCTGGATAAGAAAACCCGCCAGAAAATGTTGAGGCGTATCGGCGCGCAGATAGCCAAAACTACCCGCAAGAACATTCGCGCTCAACGTGATCCGGAAGGTCGAATGTGGCCACAGCGCAAGAAGGGGCGCCGGAAAATGCTGAAGGGGTTTACCCAGAAGCTGAAACACTTTCAGCGCGATAACAGCCGAACGCTTTTCGTTGGTTGGCCCAGTGCCCGAGGTTCGGTGGCGTTTGATCATCACCATGGAGTGGCACAGAAGAGTGGCCTATCAGCGCGTAAGCGTCAGGCGAAGAAAAACAAAGAGCCGAAGCAGACCGACCCGGCCACCAAAGAGCAGGCAAAGGCCCTTCGTGATTTGGATTTTCGATTGAAACCGCAGGGACGGCAGAAGCGAGGCAGGAAACCGACGCTGGCATGGATAAAAGAAAACATGACCGTCGGTGAAGCGGCAAAAACCATTCAAGAGTTGGAAAACAAAACGCCAGCGCGTGATTGGGAAGTGGGAAGACCAGAACGCCGGTTAATCGGAGTGAGCCCTAAGCGGCTGTCCATGATGATTAAGCGGGAACTCAAGCGAAACAGGAGCAAATAACATGGCATGGCCAACCGTTATTATCAAAATTCTTAACCTGATGAACGGCCCGATTGCAGGCGTGGAGTTCCACTTCCTCTTTGTCATTCACGGCATAGTTGAAGGCGACACCCGTAATCTCATCGTCGTTGATTCAACAACCGACCTAAAAGACAAACTCACTGGCGCAAGCGCAAAAGGTTTAGCCATTGTTCAGGCTGCTCAGTTAAACGGCAAGAGCGAATGGACGGCGGGCGTGATGATCTTAGATGAAGCCGATAACTGGGGAGATGCCATCAAACTGGCGAATGAAACGTCCAGCTTTGAATTCTTCGCTCTTGGTTTCGATGCCGATAAAGCCATTATTGAAGCCGCTATCGCATTGCGCACCACACTGAAAAGCTCATTAGGGCGTGAAGTGGGCGTACTGTGCCAACTGCCAATCATCAACAACGACCCAGACGCAGGGCAAACTTGGGAAGAGTGGCAAACCGCGACCGTTGCACTGGTCAATGGCATTGCCAGTGAATATGTCTCGGTGGTGGCGAACGTTCACAAGGACGGCGACACGCTGGGCAAATACGCAGGACGTTTGGCTAATCAGGAAGTGTCGATTGCTGATTCTCCGGCGCGTGTGCAAACGGGTAGCGTTCTTGGCAGCACTGAACTAATGACTGATAAGAACGGCAAAGCGTTAGACCTCGCGACATTAAAGCTACTCAACGAAAACCGCATTTCTGTACCAATGTGGTACCCGGATTACGCAGGACAGTACTGGACAACAGGCAGCACACTCGATGTGGCCGGTGGCGACTATCAGGATATTCGTCATATTCGTGTCGCGATGAAAGCCGCGCGCAAAGTTCGCGTACGTGGTATCGCCCGTATTGCCGATCGCTCCTTCAACTCCACACCTTCGAGCACCGCTGCGGCGAAGCTCTACTTTACCAAAGACCTGCGCGAAATGGCGCTGACGGGTGTACCAGGCGAAATCTATCCGCCGGAAGAGGAAGACATTGCGATCAAGTGGGTGAACAGCACTGATGTGGAAATCTACATGAGCGTTCAGCCTTACGAGTGTCCGGTCAAAATCACCATCGCCATCGCGATTAAACAAGGAGTCACCGCATGAGTGCACGTTTCTCTGGCCGCAGCTTTGATACCACGCTGTTTGGCGAATTTGTTCACGTGAAAAGCGCTACCGCGACGATTAACGATGAGTCCGAAGCGGCGTATACCCGCGGTGTGACGGACGGATATACCGACGGCAAAGTGGGGTGCGATGTTGAGCTGGAACTCGATTTAAAGCAGTTCCAAAAAGTACACAAAGCCGCGAAGGCCGCAGGCAGTTACCGTGGCATTGAGCCGGACGATGTCATGTTCTACGCCGACAACGGCGTCGACGAAGACAAGGTTGAGCTGTTCGGGGTGAAGTTTGTTCTTGCCGACATTATCGGGATTGATCCGGAAAGCCAGGACAAATCGACACGCAAACTCAAAGGGTTCGTGACCAGCCCTCTGTTCGTGAAAATTAATGGTGTGCCGTATCTGTCGAAAGACGATACCCGCGGCCTGATCAATTAAGGGCTGCGATGGACTTTTGTGATGATGCAGCCGAGACGGAAGCCAAATTCCAACAAATGGCGCTGGCGAACCACCTGGCAGGGACAAAGCCCGCTGCCAACACCGAAAGCGAAACACACTGCCTGGAATGCGATGAAGAAATTCCACAAGGGCGCCGCGACGCGATAAAGGGGTGCAAATGGTGCACAGCCTGTCAGGCAAAACGGGAGGGTTAAGTGCACGACTGGTACGAAAAAATCACCAACTACATTGTTTACCTCATGTCCGGCGCGGGCGTTGTGCTTGGCATGTTGAGCTTCGAACAGTGGGTATCGATTGTCATTGGTGTGATTGCATTGATTGCAAACATTTGGCACAAGCGAGCGATGCAAACCATCGCCAGAGAGAAAGGAATTTACATCAATGAAGATGGCTAAGAAGGTGCTTTGCAGTGTGACCGCAGTGATCGGTTTGGTCACTGGCGGAGCAGCAATGTACGGCGAGTCGTTCACGCAGCCAGTCGGCCAGGTGGTCATTGATGGCAAGTCTGTCGGTGAGCTGCGAATCAGCCCCAAAGGGTTGGCGATCACGGGCAATGCAGAAGGGTGCCGGTTGGACCCGTACACCTGTCCGTCAGGGTTGGTGACTAACGGGATTGGCAACACGACAGACGTGCCGCCAAGCATCGTGACCATCGAGCAAGTGGCTGCTGATTGGGTGCGCAACCTGCAAAACGCCGAGCAGTGTATCAGCCAGGTTGAACGGCATTCAGGAAAGCGGATGACGCAAGGGCAGTTTGATGCGTTTACCTCCTTTGCGTTCAACACCGGGTGTGCCCGCTTTCAGCACAATACCAACCGAACAGAAACTCAAGTATATCGCTTAGCCAAAGCGGGGCAGTTTGAGCAGGCCTGCCAGCAACTGACGCGTTGGGTGTATGGCGGTGGGCACAAGCTTCCGGGACTCATCACCCGGCGAGGGCAGGAATATGCTCGCTGCATGGAAGTGGATTAAGTGGGGCGCACTGGCGGCGCTGTTGGTCACGGTTCGGGTGTTGTGGTTAAAGCTTGATGCTAGCCAACTAGAGCAAGAAGCACTGAGTGACAAACTCGCTAAAGCCAAGGCGGATAACCAAACCCACTTAACCACCATTGAAATTTTAAAGGGTGAAAGTGAGCAGGCCAACAGCCTGTTGGTTCGACGGCAGCGGGAACACATCGCCGCAGAGGAAAAACTCAATGCAGACATGGCAGCACTTAAAGCCGAACTGGCCAATGTTCAGTGTTCTATTCCTGACTCTGTCACTGACCGCTTGCGCGAGCCCTACTGACACCGTCTCAACGCAGGTGATCGTCAAGTTTCCACCTGCCGGAATGTTGGTGCCGTGCCTAAAACCCCAAGTGGAAGGCACCTGGCCAGAAGTCATCACTGAAGACATTCCCAAGTTAAAAAACGCACTGACCCAGTGCGATAACCAGATTGAAGATTATTTGAAATGGCGTGCGCAGCACGAACAACCAGAGAGAGAAACACCATGAGTACGAAACCTGTCTTTGCAGTAAAACCTGTCACTGTCACTATTGCGGGCACAGATTTTACCTTTACGCCGACGGTTACCGACGCGAACAACTACACCAACGGTGTATCGCTCGATAACAAAGTGGAGCCGGCCCGCACCTATCTGGAACGAACAGTCGACAAAGAGCAGAAAGCCGCGCTGGTTGAGCTGATGAATACCGTACCGGGACTGGCTGTTGAACTTCACCAAACGGTGCATGAAGCCTCTAAGGGCGGCATTAAAATCACGCTAAAAAACTAAAAGCGCGGGTAGAGCGTATCGATGAGAACGGTATCGAACAAGCGCTCACTTTGCGCCGGCATTTGCTTCCTGGTGAAGACGATGAGCCGCAAAGTTTAGCCCGCGCCCTGTGGTTGGATGAACACCTCAAAAAACGGGAAGAAATCGCCATCATGACTGCAATAGCAAGGCTGTTTAAGAAATGAATGAAAAGCTGCTGATGACCATTGGCCTGATCGATCAGGTCACCAAACCACTGCAAGGCATCTCGAAAGAGATGCACAGTGCGATGGATACGGGCAAAAGCGGCCTTCAGGATATGGCGACAGGCGGCGCAGGATTGGTCGCGGCTGGGTTTGCGATTCAAAACGCATTGATGCCGGCGATTGAGATGGACCGGAAAATCGGTGAAGTGAAATCACTGGGCGTGACTGACGAAGCGTTAAAGCAGCTATCTGAAACCGCCTTAGATTTTGCCAGTGAATACGGGAAGTCTGCGACGGACTTTGTCGCGGCTTCTTACGATATTCAGTCAGCCATTGCGGGTCTGGATGGCAATGAGCTGTCGCAGTTTACTAAAGCGTCTGGTGTGTTGGCGGCTGCAACCAAAGCCGATACCAGCACCATCACCGCCTACATGGGCACCATGTATGGCATCTTCAAAAACCAAGCGGCTGAAATGGGCAAAGGCGCATGGGTGGAAGAGGTGGCAGGACAAACGGCGCTCGCTGTGCAGATGTTTAAGACGACAGGCTCGGAGATGAGCAGTGCGTTCACCAGCGTGGGCGCGAACGCGACCTCTGCAGGTATTGCGATGTCTGAGCAGATGGCCATCCTCGGCACGTTGCAATCCACAATGAGCGGCAGTGAAGCAGGTACCAAGTACAAATCGTTCTTAGCGGGGGTAGGTAAAGCGCAAGACAAACTCAACCTCTCATTCACCGATAGCCAAGGCAAAATGCTGCCAATGCTCGATATCCTCGACAAGCTGAAAGGCAAGTTTGGTGACACGCTGGACGTTGCCGAATCGGATGCGCTTAAAGCGGCCTTTGGCTCTGATGAAGCGGTCAGCCTGATTAAATTGTTGATGGCGGATACCGACGGGCTGGCCAGCAGTATGGAACAGCTTGGTCAGGTGAAAGGGATGAGCAAAGCTGAGGAGATGGCTTCTGCGATGACAGACCAATGGGAGCGCCTCGACGCCTCCTGGTTTGCCATCCGTGCCGCTGCTTTTGGCATGATCCTACCCGCCATTAACTCAGTCACCGGTTCCATTGCGGATGGCCTGACCTGGCTCACTGCCATGACCAGCGAATATCCACTCCTGACCGAATTAATGAGCTATGCTGCCATTGGCGCGGTCTCGCTTGGCGGGGTGGTCGCTTCGCTGTCGCTGGTCATGGGTATTGGCAAAATGATGTCTTCCGGTTGGGCAGTGACGATGGGGACGTTAAACGGTGTGATGAAACTGCTGCGTCTTGGCACCATCGCGATGACGGCCTCTGCCTGGTTATTCAATGCCGCGCTGTGGGCAAACCCTATTACATGGGTTGTTGCGGGTATCGCGGCGCTGGTGATTGCCGTCGGTGCAATGATTTATTGGTGGGATGACCTGAAAGCCTCATTTGGCGACACCGCCGTGTTCAAGTTTCTGGCAGACACCATCGATTGGGTGATCGACAAACTGAATATGATCCCCGGTATCGACATTGAGTGGCGCGCCGGTGATATGCCGCAAACACCGCAGGCTAACGTTGCCGAACAAGTGGCAAAGACGGTTCCCCCCATGCCTGATATGCAGGCACTGGAAGCGCAGCGCCCGGATGTCAGCACTTCAGTCATTGATTACAAGAAACCGGAGAACGCACCGAAGCTCAGCCCAAGCATGGTGCAGAACCTGAACAGTACGCAGAGCAGGGAAACCAGCCACATTAGCCAATATGGTGATGTGTACATCACGACACAAAACGGCCTGACACCGGACGAACTTGCTGAATGGGATGAACTCAATGCCGGATAAACAATACATCGATATCAAAGTGATCGACGGCGGTTGGACCATTGATGCCGGAGAGCAGCCAACCCAATGCAGTGACCTGTACAGCATCGCGCAAGACATCAAACACGCGATCATGGAAAGCGGCTTAGCTCGCCAACTGCTGGCTGAACGCAACCCGGTATTGCGCGCTGATGTGCTGCTTCAGATTGAACAAAAAGCCGAGCTGGATAACCGCATCATTCCGGGAACCGCGGCGGCGACAGAGAGCTCCGCTGGCAACATTACCCTGACGGCACAGGCTTATGACTACGATGACCCTATCCAAACTGAGGTAAGCGCATGAGTAAACGACCGACCGCTGACTTTGTGGAAATCTTAGCGGATTCCGGTATTCCGGTGACCGAAGATGAACTGGAAACTAAGCTTAAAGCCGAAGTCTCAGGTGCAGGCAGTAACTTGTCGAACGACTCGGAGATGTCGCCGTTCTGGCGCTGGGTTCGTGCGGCAGTTGTGACGCCGGTGGTGTGGCTTATCCGCACTTTACTGGCCGGACACGTGATGCCCAACCTGTTTGTGGCCACCGCTGAACGCTGGGCATTAGAGCTCAAAGCATGGGAATACAACGTCACGCCTAAAGGCGCGGTGAAAACTCAGGGATGGATAACTTTTACCAAAGAAAACGCCGAAGATGAGGTCAGCGTCGCCGCAGGTACTATCGTCCAGACCACCGCGATTGACGGTGTTATCTATCAGATGGCCGCAATTGAAGATGCTGTTATATCGGCAGGGTTAGCCGTAGGCAAAATACTCTGCGAAGCCACGGATGCAGGTGAGCAATACAACCTCGCTGCCGGCTATTTCAACATTCTGCCTAAAGGGGTTTCGGGGATTGTCTCTGCGGTCAATGAACCGGACTGGATTACCACACCAGGCGCTAATGAAGAAAGCGACGAAGAACTGGCGCTGCGTCTGCAGAACGCGTTTACCAGCTCAGGAACCTGGCACATTGATGATGTGTACCGCTCAATCATTTCAAGCGTGGCGGGCATTCGCAGTGACAATATCTTTTTCGAAAACACCGGTGATGTAACGCCAGGTACGGCCAACGCTTATGTCCTGATGGAAGTCGGGGAAACGCCTCAAGCCGTTTTAGACCTGTTGAATCAATACATCATGGACGACGGACATCACGGTCATGGAGATGTGCTGACGTGTCTTGCCATTCCGGAAACGCAGCATGCGGTGATTGCCGATGTGGTATTCGCTCGCAATCTGACTGAGCAGCAAAAGGTGAACGAGCTGCTGGAAGTAGAAGAGCGCGTTCGCGCTGCTTTTCGCGAAACTGCTGCGTACCCGGAGATGACCCGCGCCCGACCGGAAAGCCGCTTCAGTATGTCGCAGCTTGATACCGAAATTCACAACCACATGAATAACGTGGTATCGGTGCGTATCACCGTGGATGGCTCCGTCCAGAAAGACATTGTGAGTCTATTAACTCAGCCACGTATTCAGAGTTTAACCGTGCAGGAACTCGCCGATGAGTGACTTCGATGAAAACGCACCGCAGCTAATCCAAACGCCGACACCTTGGTGGCAGGATGGCGAAACCACTTCTGAGGAAATCAAAGAGCCGTATTTCCTAAGCGGTGGTGTGTTTACTTTCTTCAAACTGGTTCGCACCTGGTTACTGTTTCCGCTGAACCAGTTCGATGCCCTGACATGCAGCGAAAAACTGCTTCGTCTTATGGCGTGGGATCGTGACATCAAGCGGTTTGACGGTGAGCCATTAGAGCTGTTTCGCAAGCGGGTGAAGTATGCGGCCATTAATGCCAAAGATGCGGGCAGCGTATTTGGATTTAAGCGTATTTTTGCCCGCCTGGACATCGGTATTGTGGCGTTCAAAGAGCGGGAAAATACGACTGAGTGGGATGTGTGCACGATTGAGCTGAACGACAGTGTTATTTCCCGTAACAGCAAATTAGTTCAGACGCTCATCGAGCAATATGGCCGAACGTGCCGGCGATACCGCTTTCAGGTGACTTATCCAAATGAAGTTTTTATTCGGCACGGTGAGTTCAGCCACAACTATGCCCAGTTCCATGCTCAGTACGAACGAAACATTGTGGTGACGCTAAAACCACAATCCATTGAGCATCAACAACAGTTATTTATCGCCACACTAGGAGGTAACTCATGAGCCTGACGACCATTCCATTGCAGTTTGAGGCCTATCTGCAAAACCAGATCAGTATCGGCAGCGGTCCGGATATGAACGAGATGATTTTTGCCTATATTCCAGACCTAGATTTAACTCAACCGATTGACCGTTCGCAAGGCCTGCCGGATGTCTCGCTCTGGGTTCACCAACAGGATATCGATCAGGTGGGTAAGCTGGGTGATAACGCACTGGTATATTCCGTGGTGATCCCGGGTTCGGTGGCAGCCTTTACTTTCAACGCTATCTATCTGCACGATAAGAACGTACCGGACTCCTGCGGCATGGTGGTGCACAAGGCGGATGAAACCAAAGAAAACGGCATGGCGAGCACTAAGTCACTCATGCAGCAATACACAGGTGCCGCGCAAATCGCAGGTATCAACGTCGATGCGTCAACGTGGCAAATTGATTATCAGGCGCGCTTGTTCGGTATCGAAGATGACATGCGTCTGGTGAACTTGGACAACTACGGGCACACCGCGTTTGTGGATGGTTTTGATGTACTGCAACAGGCTGACACCATGAAATACGCAATTTCGCCCGGCGTGGTGTATGTGGGTGGTTTGCGAGCAGTACTGGATGGCGAAGTCATTCAGACCATCAACACCAAACCCAACGGCCTTTATCTCGATGTGGTGCGGATGGGGACGGCGCTTTCTCAATGGCAGAACGTTGTCACGGTTCGTCTTTCAGAAGTGGCTCTGAGCGACTACGTTGACGGAAACAATCAATCGCACTATGTCGCCAAGCTGGCGGGCATTAATGCCGATGGCACAGTTGCTGACTGGCGGGTGAAAGGTGGGCTGGATGCGCATGAATCGCAAGAGAATCCCCATCCGCAGTATTCAATTTCAGCAGTTACGCAGTTGCTTCCATACGATGAAACACGAATCTACAAGTGTGGTGAGGTCTGCTACACAGTCGATGGCGGCAAGGTTAGTTACTGGGAGTGGTATTCAAACGTCGAGTTCTTGGCGGGTAAGGATCCGATGGAGGCAAGGAATCGTCAGACAGGTTGGACCGATGAGACTAAACCTTTCTACTGGACTCCATACAAAAAAGCACGTCCAGGTACGACACTTTGGCCTTGGATGAGTATGTTGTTTCCGGAAGGCACGTTAAATGTTATTGGGAACTCGGTACCAGCTGTTGTTTTTTGGCGTCTCGCAGAGGTTTTACCTGAGTTTGTCAACCAAGGTACAGGATTGATTGAGTTCCCGGAAACGGGAAGTGAATTCTTCCGAGTTTTAGATCAAAACCGAGGTATTGATACAGGTCGGAGTTTGGCAAGCTTCCAGGCATTTGAAGTTCAGTCTCATGAACATGCTCAAGGTGCGATGGTCAAATTTGGCTCATCTGGTGTTGGCTCCGGCTATTTGGCTGAAGGAGGCAACATCAATGATGGTTCTGCGACTTCTGATGAAAGCGTTGGTAGTACTGGTGGATTGGAGACCCGCCCGCGCAACTTAGCTTTCCCTATTCTGGTAGAGGTGTGACCCATGAGATATTGGACAGTTAACCAAGTTACTCGAGAAGTTGTTGGCAGCGGCGATACAGACAAATGGAACATGCCGCGCAATGTATTGTTTGTTGAACCTCTGCCCTCGAAAGAAGACTTTGCTGTTATTGCCACCACTGATTTAAACGGAACTGAATACGTTGCTGATCATCGAGGAAAGATGGTCTTTAACAAAGCCAGTCCACAAGAATCCAGAAAGGTGGAAACCTTGGGTGAAATTGATGACGGATGGACACTTGAAGTCCCTGGTTCTCTTTTTGATGAATGGGTGAACGATGGTTGGGTGACCAACCAACAAGCCCAATACGAAGCGCAAGTTCAGCAAGTCACCAACATTCGCGAAAGCCTCTATGTGCAGGTTGTCGACCGCTTGAACAATGAAGCGAAAATGATTCGCCGTGTGGAAGGGGACGAAACCAAAGCGGCGGAATACGAAGCGCAGGCGGATGCGGCTTATCTGAAAATTCGGGCCGACAATCCTTGGCCAATTGCACCAGAGGCCTAACCCATGTGGCAGTCATCTTCGCTCACCTGGCCTCATACCGCCACGGGTATTCAAAGCCAGGCTGAAGTCGTTACCGGGCAGGTTGGTCAGACGATGGCGGACGCCGCTGGTAGACTCGCAAATCTGCAAAGTGATGCCATTTTCGGGCGTCACGCTTTAAGTGTTGAAGCAGAAGCTCTGCTGGGGCTGCGCGCTGAACTGGATTCGTTGTTGAACGTCGGCACGGTGTTAAGTGTCACGCCGTATCAATTTCAGGTAGGCGAAAAGCTCGATTCCGGCTGTTACCTCAGCCCAAGCAACGCGGTGAAAACCTTGTCCGCCAAACTGCGTGACCTTTCAGACCGCCATCGGCCAAAAGGCCAGTTGCATGCTGTTGCCATCATGCTGACCGGGCAGAGCATCAGTGAGTTTGCCACCAAGCTAGAGCAAATCACCGCGGTGGTGACGCTGCCGGATTGGACACAAGTTTCACGGCAGGCGAAGGCGCTGGTGAACAACGAGCGTGACAAGTTACACCAACCAGTCGCCATGGTTCAGCCGCGCTTCAAACCCTTTGCCACACTGAATGCGCAGCCATTGGGTGACTACTATTCAGAACAACGCGCGCAACTCGCCACCTTAGAATCGCTCGCCAGTGACAGTACTCACGTCATCGGGAAACTGCAGGCACTTGCCGCAAAACGTTCAGCGGCATTAAGTGACATTTCAGAGGCCATCAACAACCTGAAAAATCTGCAGGATAGCGTGTATTCAATGTCACTGAGTGGCACGGCGGAAAGTATTGCCACTCAATTGCAAAACACCGCGGCGCCGAACAATCATCAGCTCACCATCGCCAGTCTACTGCTGAGCCATGAGCCACTCACGTTTTGGGAGGAACTATTGTGTTCGCCTTAGATGGTCAGACATTCAATCTCAAAAATATCAGCGTCGGGTTCGAGCGCGAATTCAAAGCGCAGGACATGAGCGGTATGTCATCACTGACCGACGACTCCGAGCAGGGCGAAAAAGCCGCGATGCTCGATGTCTCCGGCCTAATCGCGTTTAAAGACCTTGCTCTACTGGCGCAGCTTGAAAGCATGAGCAACGCCAAAGACGAAAACGGCGATCGCCTGACGTACCGCGTGGTGAATGATGTGGCCAACGCATTCAAGGTAAAAACCGTGAAATTCTCAGGTCGGTTCTCCGTTACGCCGCAAGACAACAAAATGGCGTGGCAGGTTGCTTTCAAACTCAAAGAGCACAACAGCGTGGCCGAGCAGAAAGAGCAGCGCCAAAAAGACCAGACGAAGCCAGAGCAGCGGGAAAATACCCGCCTGAAACAGGCGCTGCAACAGAATGAAGAGGCGATCTAGTGAAACTGACCAAACGCCTCTTTATTGGTAATCAGGAATACGTCTTAGCCAGCCACAAAGTCAGCCTGAAGCTTTCATTGGGTGGCAAGGCCATCTTTATCGTGAATGCAGATGAAGCGCCAAAGCGGCTGGAATTGGTGCGTTTTGATATTGGTTACGAGCAGCAAACGGCCCCGTACTTCGAGGGCTATATTGAGAACGTCGCTCCTGCCGCAAATGGTGCTTTTAAGCTCACGGTCAAAGAGCTCTCCGGCGTACTGTCAAAGCCGCTACCACTGAGTGTCGAACACCCAACCATGGGCGACCTTTTCGAGCTCATCAGCGAAAAGACGGGATTAGAATTCAAACTGCCGGACGCAGATTACACGTGCCGCATCATTCCCAACTTCGTCAATCAGGGCGATGGTTATCAGTGTCTGGACAAAATTGGCAAAGCGTTCGCGGTACCCGATTGCGTGTGGTACCAACACACTGACCAGGTGGTGTACTTCGGTTCGTATCAGGACAGCCACTTTCACAACAAACCGATGACCATTCCGCACGAATTCACATCGAGGCAGAATGGTAACAGTGTCACGTTTGTGCCGTTCCCGATGCTTCGCCCCGGACGAGTCGCGTTTGATAAGCGCATTACCCGCGTTGATCTGGTCGGCGATGAAATGACGGCCTACTGGTTGGACAACACCACGCCAGCCAGGCAGCGCGAAATCTTTGATGCGTTGCCGGAAGTCGCAGCCGGGTACCATCTTCCCATTTTTGGTCGTGTGGAAGCGGTGCGTGATGCATCACAAGCCGGGCAAACCGCCGATCCATTTCGTCCGCGCTACGCCGTTGATGTACAAATTCTCGATGAAGACATGCAGCCGAACACGGCCATTCCCGTGTATCGCTCGATTCCTCTGCCGGTTCACATGAGCGGCCACGAATCCGGATCGCTCGCGTACCCGCTCGAAGGTTCAGTCGTGGAAATGGCATTTGCCTATGGCCGCAGCGATCGGCCAATCATCCGCGGCGTTTACGGGCGGGAATTTGCGCTACCGTCAATTGAGCCGGGCGAACAGCTCCAACAACAGCGTGAAGAAGTCAGCCGCCGTATCAATGCCGCTGGCAGCATCACCGACAAAACAGACCAGACCTTTACCACTCAATCAAACCAACGCATAGAACAAGCCGCGCAATACATGGCCACACTGGGTAGTCACCACTTGGATGTGAAAGGGCATAGCAAAGAGAACATCGTAGGCAAAAAGGTCATTGAAGCGCTGGGTGCGGTGGAGCTACTTGCAGGCGACAATCTGGAACTGGGTAGTTTGGGCAACATCCACATCGCCACCTCTGGTGAACTGGTCGCGGTGATCGGCAAACTGAGAAACATCGTCATCGCGCAAGATGACAAACTCAAAGTTATGGGGCAAAGACTGGAAACCATCGAGAAGGACTGGGAAGCGAGCGCCGCAAACATGCGCTTCACCGCTGACCTAATCACCATGAACGGCGGCAAAGGCGTAGTGCAGGGCGATTGTATTTGCGCATTCACCGGAAAACCCCATTCCGACCTATCCAGTACCGTTAAGGCAGGCAAATAATGGCAGTTACAGTAGAAGCAACCAAAACAGAGTTAATCAAAGAACTTGAAGCAAGAGGCTTTGTGACTAAAGGTGATCATCAAATGAACGATGCATTTATGGAAGCCATAGCCGCTGCGTTGAAAACTGTAATTAACAGAGATGCCAAAGCGAACGTAACAAGCGGCAGCTCTGCCGGACAGTGGCCGATAGAGTAACGCTGGAATCTTGACATCATCACACTCCGGTTCTAATTTAACCTTAACTCCCTGATTCACTCACAAGATGTGACAGTTGATATTTGTAACCAAGATGTCCTAAGGATGCATGGTTAAGGGTAGCGTCTTTATCAACGGATGAATCCTCAAACGAGGCATTGTGAATCCTAATTGAAGTTGAGTCCAAGACTCGCTTCGCCAAATATACCGCGCTGAAAAGGGCATTTGGCTGAATTAGGAATCTGTTTATGCCTATCAAAAAAGTCCCGCATTGTTCGCCTCAAGCGGCAAAACACTATAAAAGCATTTCATATGAAACGATGCTAGCCAGTTGGTTGTTGCAAGATGGCTGGGATGTGTTCATGCCTATGATTGACCATGGGCTGAAAACTGACGTCCTTATCTCAGACGGCGAGTATTACTATAGAATTCAGGTTAAATCTCTCGAAAGTAGTGATGAATCAACATTGGTTCAAGATCAGTGGCATGGCGCGAATATTGACTACGTTGTTTATTTTTCTCGATGTGCAAGCTGGGGATTTATAGCCAAGCCATTTAAAGGAAAGAGGGCGGTAAACCACAGAGAACATATACGATTCCATCAAGAGCCAACCAACTTTGCAAAGTCTTTTAAGAGGGCATAAGTATAAGTTCTCCATAAGGTTAATTTTTATTTTTAATAAATAGATATAAAATTCATATAGTTAATGTGAGTTATAGACTAATCCCATTGTGTTAATATCGCTGCGGATGCTCCCAATAACGAGAGTAATCTAATTCGTGAGCTTAATTGAAGATTCTATATCCAAATGAAAAAGTTAATCATTCTTTTAGTTAGCACCTTATTGGCGGCTTGTGGAACAACGCCAATGAATTACTCGCCCAAAAAAATTTCTATCAACGATGCCAATGAGACGGTTGAGCGCCTTATCATGACGCAACACCGTAATTGGAGACCGGATTACTTCGTGATTACGGATAAGTACTTTGGTTGGGATTATGGTTCTGTCCAATCCGGAAGAAGCAGTGGAGCTGTTTACAACAACGTATTGGTTGCTTCAAGCCAATCCACTGTTAGAGACGTCAATGAAAGGGTGTACTACCTCGATGTAACCAATGTTCAACTGTATGATTGGACGCGAAAGTTTAAGCAGTGGTACACCGTTGGTCTGCTTGATAAGAACGGAAATGTGATAAAACATGTTCTGCGGACTCGCGACCTTGAAGATGCTGAACTGATGGTAGATTCACTGAATACAATACTCGCTGAACATCAAATCAACTAA